TGCAGCAACCGAATCCGCAAATAAGACTTTCGGCTTATCCGCTTCAATCTGTGCTTCTGCCGTTTTTCGTGCTTCTTGTTCAGTCTTAAGTTCTGTTGCTAAGCGTATGAGAAAATCCGGTGATGTTAACGCCTGTTCCAATGTTTCACCAGTCATATACGCTCCGTGCTTGCGAATTGTCGGAATGACTTCGTGAGTTATCCACCGCTTGAACGCTTTCGCCGACGGTTTTCGACTTGAAAGCACCAGATTGTATAAGCCGTATTCATTAATAATGTTTGTGTTCCCTTGACGACCTAAGTTGAACTTAGTCCGTTCATCTTCATCTAATTGCCCTACTGACATTGTCGGATTTGTAAGCCCTAAGCACTCGCAAACATCCTTTGCTACGAACCAAGGCGATCCGTCAATCATCATTGTTCTGACTTGCCCAAACTCCTGATTATTAAAAACTTGTAATTGGTTCATCCTCTATGCTCCTCTCTGAATCTCTGCACTGATTTCTTTCCGCTCACCTGTTGCGGTTGTCGCTTCTACGACCAACACTTCATCGTCGTTCCCATAAAGGATATTTACGGCGACTTCAATTACCCTCTCAGGACTAAAATTAATAAATTCAACTTCCTGATTCATTCATTCCCCTCTCTTTCTTAAAGTTCAAATTATTGAACTTTAAGCGCAAAAAAATAGTCGCTTGCCTGTGTGACATCGAGATTTAAAAGGGTTAGGGCCCTTGATATCTCAGGTTGTGAAAACGGGACGTGCCCGTTCAGCTTGAGCGATATTGAGCGTTCTGACAGTTCCATTGCCTTTGCAAACGCACTTTGTGACCCGTATATTTCAGTAATTCTACCTTTTAGTTTAGCATAATCAAAACCCATGTTCTCACCCCCTTTCAGTTCAAATTGTTGAACTTTGATTACAATATACACCCTGTTTGATTACATGTCAATAATAAAAGTTTAAAAATTTTAAACTATAATTAAAAAACGTTGAACTAAAGTTCAATTTATACTATAATTATGTCATAAAATAAGGAGGGGTTTAAATGTCGAGTAATACTGCCGAGCGGCTCAAGCACTTGATGTCGCTGCGCAATCTACGGCAAGCCGATATCGTGGAGCGAACGGGGATTGGCAAATCCGCCATAAGTCAATACGTAGCCGGTAAAGTGCTGCCAAAACAGGATAAGTTATATCTGCTTGCGACGGCGTTCAACGTCTCCCCCGCTTGGCTCATGGGATATGACGTCCCCATGGAATGGGCGCCAAACCGCCCTGAGCTACCAGACGAAGCGTTCAAGCCAAATCTCAAGCGTGTGCCTATGCTGGGATACGCGGCTGCGGGTCAGCCGCTTGAAAACCTAGACGGGCAAGACACATATTACGTTGAAACAGATTCACGATATGCGGTTGACTTCTGCATTACTGTCCGCGGTGATTCGATGATAAATGCGGGCATTAACGACGGCGATATTGTCTTTGTTAAGGCTCAGCCTGAAGTACCAAACGGGAAAATTGCATGCATTGAAATCGATAACGAACGGGTATGCATCAAGCGGTTTTATAAGACAGATACAGGGGTTATGCTAGTATCCGAAAATCCGAAGTATGCACCGCTTCAATTTAGTGAATCGAATTGTACAGATTTTAAGGTCTTAGGGTTGGCAGTGCTTAAGCAAAGCGAAATAAATTAAACAAAAAGACCCCGCACAAGCGGGGTTTGCTTATATACGGAGAATGCCATGAAGAATAAACGAGTCGCGTTATACATTCGCGTAAGCACCGAGGAACAGGCACGGCAAGGACTATCACTAGACGCACAGCTTACCGACCTTAGAGCCTACGCCGATAAGCACAAATACAATATAGTCGGCGTGTATACCGATGACGGAGCGTCGGCAAGAAAGAAACCGTTTTCCCGTCGTGCTTTTAAGCAATTAATTGAAGATATTAAACAGAATAAAATCGACCGGGTTCTCTTCATTAAGCTTGACCGATGGTTCAGGTCGGTAAAAGACTACTACAAGGCTCAAGAGATTTTGGACACGCATAAAGTTGACTGGGAAACGACTCAAGAAGATTATAATACAACGACCACGAACGGGCGGCTTATGCTGAATATTAAACTCTCAATCGCCCAGAACGAATCAGACATGACAAGCGACCGTATTCAATTCGTGTTCGCACAGAAGCGGGCACGGCACGAAATATGCAGCGGGAAGATACCGTTCGGCTATAGCGTCCAAGACAAGAAGCTCGTACCGAATGAAAACGCTAAATATGTACAACCGCTTTTCGAGCACTTCGTAAAAACCCAGAATCTCACCGAAGCGGCACGTTGGATGTGTAGCCACGGCTTCTATTATACATACGCCAGTATTAGCCATGTATTGAAGAATGAAAGATATATAGGGCGATCACACGGCGATGACAACTTCTGTCAGTCACTTGTTACCGAAGATGTTTTTTATAAGGCTCAAAAAATAATAAAGTCCAAAAAACTAATAAAGCGAACGCCGACCGGTCGAATATTCCTGTTCACAGGTCTTATTCGCTGTCCGATGTGCGGCCATCCGTATACGGGAATTGGGTGCGTCGGCAAGAACAACGGCAAGACCTATTATTATTACCAATGTCCGCAGAGCGTTTCACCCTTCAAGGCATGTACTCACCGTGGACGAGTGGCTGAAAAGAAGATTGAAGAAGCCCTTCTTGATTCATTCGATGAAGCGTATAAAGACTTCCAGTATTCGGTTAAGAAGAAGCAAAAGCCGCAGCCTGTTACGACCGACATTGAGAAGTTGAAACGTAAGCTAGAACGGCTAAAAGAACTGTTCTTGAATGAGCTTATCGACCTGGACGAGTATAAAAAGACGCACGCCGAATTATCGGCCGCTATCGCTGAGGCAGAAGCTCCGAAGATACCTACTTCTACTCCGCTTAATTACTACTTGCCTGGCGGCATTCGTCCGTATTATGAGAAGATGACCAGAGAGCAGCGACGGCAATTCTGGCATCAGACTGTAGATAGAATCGACCTCGATGACGCTGATACGCCGAGAATTACCTTCCTTTCATAATTTGCAGTAATATAATTAGCCGTCAGGTTATTTATTTTACTTCAAATAAATAAGACCCCTCGTTGTGAGGGGTCTAGCTGTTTAGAAGTATCTTTTTATGAAGGCGATCCGTTCAGCGGCTTCATCTTGGTCGCAGTCATCAGCGGCCGCTTCTTCGATGACGTTTTGGAAAATCGCCGCGATTTCATCTGCGAAATTCTGCAAGGCTTTTTCTCTTACTTCTTCTTCGCTCAGTTTAAATGCCCAGCTTACATCAAGTCCGCCCTCGCCGCCATTATCGCATGTTTCTTCATAAGTGCCGTCGGAACGATGTGTTACGAACTCAAGAGAGTTGACCACGTCAGCCGGCCATTCCTTAGAGTCTTCAGCAAATTTTACAGCCGCTTCCGTGTAGGCTTCGAGACCGCCAAGGCTTTGAACTTTATCGTTTTGTTTTTCTTTCATTTCGTCCATAGCTTTGAAGACAAGAGCTGAAACCCAGTCGCTCGGCATTCTTTGCTCCAGTTCCCAATCTTGCCAAGTTCTTTTGGGAATATTCAGTTTTTCAGCGATTTCCTTCTGTGTCATTCCTAATGCTTCTCTTCTGCTTTTAAATTCGTTCATTTGTATTCTCCTTTCGCCTGTAGGCAATTCATATCTTTATCTTGATTAAAGTATAGCACGCATTGCGTGTATTTGCAAGGGAAAATATTAGAATTATCCTATATCCGAATATCATAGAATACGCTCAACGATTACATGAATACAACAAAAAAAGAGGACCCCCAAAGGAGTCCCCTAATCACCATTCTTTTATTGTGCACATTACTGTGCACCCCTGAACGCCCGTGCCGTTAGCGTGTACGATTCCTTCCACTCGCCCGGCTTGATAACCGATTGATAAATACGGTTTCCCGTCTATGTACGTTCCCCCGGCTTTGACTTTGTGATTGTTACGCAAGTTGATTTTATACACGTCTACCTTTTGCCGTTCATCATCAACAGTGACGACCGTTCTATCCGATTTTGCTCGTGCCGCCTTTGGGATCTGACTATCGTTCTTCCGTATCGCTTGCTCCGTCTTATCGGCGGCTGCGTTCAAATTCGGAGCGGTTACGTAATACGACACGGTCGGAGCGGTCTTGCCGTCGTGAATGCGTTCGATTTTCGTTACAATCTGTGCCGCTTCCTTGTCGGAAACGTGCAAATCCTTCTTTACCGAATTTTTATCTTCTGTGTCTGAAAATCGCATTCGTACAGGCTCGTCTGACGGCTGTTTTACGTGATTCACGGCAAAGTATATGAAGAACAGACAAAAAGCCGTCAGAACGCAAAATAAGGCGAGTTTCAGCCATTTCCCTGTTTTTTCGTCATTAAACGTCGGAAAGTTCATCAATTCACCGCCTTTTTCTAGTCGTACATGACGTTTTCGTCTACATTTACGCCGTCGACGTTGCCGGATTCCGAGTATTGCCAGATTTTTACGTTGGCGTTCGGCTTATCGAGTTGCAAGTCATTACGGCTTGAATACTGTGCAACCCAGAGCGGTACGTAATTCGGTAAGCTGTCAACGTTCATGCCGTTCATGAACATGTCGTAACTGCCGTATACGCCTACGTACTTGCCCGCTGCGTTCATTCGATTTACCCAAGCCATGACGACGTTCGTCAGTTCGTCAGCCCCAAGGCTCCGCTGTGCTTCCGTTTCAACATCGAGCCAAATACCCGCTGACAGTTCCACTCCGTCGAGATATGTATTCAGTTGGTCGAGTAGCCAGTCCGCTTCGGCTTCAGCTTCTTCGGTAGTCGTGGCAGTCGAGTAATAATATACTCCCAGCTCCATGCCGTTTGCTTTCGCCTCGTTTATGTTGTGTACGAACAGGTCGTCGAGATTGTGAACACCGCATGAGTAACCTACTAGGCATGAGTATCCAATTCGGCAGATACAGAAGTCATAACCGAGGATTCTCGCCCGTTCAAAGTCTAAGCCGTCTTGCCACGTTGATACGTCTATACCGTATTTCATCTTTTTCCCTCTCCTCTTTCGTTAACTGTCGGCACTTGCGGCCGTTGTGGTTCTTCCAGTCTGTCAGGTATGCCGTTCCTGTTTCGGTCAATAAACAACGCCAAAAACCCAGAAAAGGCAACAACTACGGGCGGTGTGAATACGTGGTCCACAATGCTCGAGCCTACCGTGATCAGCCGCCCATGTTCCTCACTTACGTACCCCTGCAAGAATGACAATAGGTACGTAATCGACATTAGTATAATCGGAGTAATCATAATCGAAACAAGGAATCGAGTCGCAATAATTCCCGTCGGACTGATTCTCGCAACTCTAGCCGATTGGAACGCCTTCTTAAGTGATTGAATAACTTTCTCTTTCATCGCTTATCACCGTGCAATTCGTTCCGTAAGTCATTGACCCGTGACTCCAACACGTCAACCCGCCCGACCAACTGTAAGTGCCGTTGTGCTTGCTGTATGCGGTCTTGCCGAGATAGCTTGATTTCTTCTTTCAAGTCTCGCAATGTTTCAATCAGCGTATCGTATTTCGATGAGAAGAACGTACGGTCATTGATTCGGTCTTCTTCGAGCCGTTGCAAGAACGGCCGAATCACCAAGTAATAAGCCATGCCGCCAAGCGTACTTATAATTGTTAAGGTCGTCAAAACGTCCGCAAGCTCAAAACTCCATGTCCACATTCTTAGCCTTCGCTTTCTGCGTTTTCTTCGCCGAGTACGTCAAGAATTAAATTGTGGATACAGTCTTCTGTAGGGCAACGACCGTTGTCCAAGAGTTCCGAGCCACAGTATTCACAATAGTACTTAACGGGAATATTCGAATAGTCGTTGACTGCCGTCTTGTTCATGTCGTCCATTATTTAACCCCCTTAATCGCCATTGCCATTTCCGCGGTTAACTTTTTGTATTGTGCTTGAATATCAGTATAAGCCGCTCCAATTAAAGCACGCTGAAGAATTGCGTCTTTTAATCGTTGAAAACGCGGTTCATACTCCGCTTTAATGGCTGCGATTTCGTCGCTCTTGTTCCTTGATTCGTCCGGAACGAAAAAGTGATCGCCGTCATACCATTTGCCAGAAGTAAATTTATTCTGCATATCGTCTCCGCCCTGATATACAGTTGCTTCAGGATATTCCGCTGCGGCTTTCGCCTTTAATTCGTCAACGCTTGAGCCGTGAATGCCGACTACATAAGACGTAATGCGTTCCCCTGTCGGCTTCACAATGAATACATATTGCATAGTTTTCTCCTTTCTAGACTATCCCCACAACTAACAACTGTGCTTGCCGATTCGCGTTTGTTCCGTGTACCTTAACACGAGTGCCGCCAACTGCTTCCGTGCCGTATGAGTAACTGCCTACACCTGTATCAGTCGCTTGCATTGTAAGAATTTGCGATACTGCCACGGGTAACGTCCAGCCGTCCGAGCCGTAATATTTTTGATTGCCTTGAATAACGACATTGCCGAATAATTGGCCGAAGCAAATATACCACGCGTTTGGATTAGTAAAGCTGTACCGAACGCCGAGCGTCGAAAGGGTTTCAGTCCCTAAGGCTTTAACAACGTCTTTTCCGTCTTTAATCTTTAACCCTGCAAGCAAGGTCTTAACAAGCTGTAATGTCGGTACCTTGGTCTGTGTGTCGGACTGGTCAACGTTCGTAATCATGTTGTTAAGCTGTGTAATAACAGCTTGGAAGCGGCTTTCATGTGCGTCTGCCGCCGTGTCGTGTGCTTTTAAATCGGCTTGAGTAATATATGTTCCGTCTTGGTGAACGAATGTAATGTTGCTTGCGTTGCCTATCTTCGTCCGTATCTTATAAATCTCGCTATCAATAGGCGTGTTCTTGTCAGGGATATAACCGACCTGATTACCCCCGTTAGTGTACGAGTACATGACCTCTTCGCCGCCGTCAATTTTGGCGAATAAGGCGACTTCCTTCGGGAAAAAGCCTTCTTCAACGGTGCCATTAGACAATGTTGCCGTTATCATGTACTGCCCGTCCCCGTCCTTAACCGCCGAGCTTACGGGCAATGTCATTTTCGGACTGATTACATTAGTCATCTGGCTAATGTTCTTGCCGCTGTCGTCCCCGTTGCCGACTACAACCTTAGTAAATACCACTGCTTTTTTAGTGGCGATTGATTCGGCTAAAAGATTGTACCCCTTGGCCGTGATTATGTTCCGCGGATATTGACTTGCCATATTGTTTCTCCTTTCTTAACCTACACTATTAATTACATTGCCGACTTTAACCCAAACACCGCCGTATAAGTCGGCTGTATCCATATCGGCGTTCACACCTACCGACGGTTCTATAATCGTCGTATTACGTCTACTAACCCATACCGCCGCCGAGATACCCCCGTCTACGTCGTGAACGTCTGCGATTGATATACCGATATGCGACGGCTTTACAATGGCAAGATTCTGCCGGATCTGATTTACAGCGTACACGAATGATGAATTGCTAAATTCAAGCTTTAACAGACCGTCCTCAAATTTGACTTCCACATCGTCGAGAACGAAGGTTTTTACGATTGCTTTAATTTTTTCTAGTGTGCATTTGCCGCTGTTATTCCAGAGCATTTGCACAATTTGCCGCCGTTGTTCCACCGAGCCTTTAGGGCTTATTCCTAAATCCTTTTCGTATACTCTCAATCCCCTTGCTCCGACCGCGTCGAAAAAGCCATTATCTAACAACTCATCGAGTACGCCGTCAATGTCTTGTAGTTGCAATCCCGCCGCTTGGTATAACTCTCTAACCCACGGGTCATTGCGGTATATCTTATTTATCGCCTTCAAGGCGTATTCCTTGAAGTCTGTTCTAGTCATTGAGTGTCACCTCAACAGTACCGAGGGTTGCGACCTGTTCGACCGTGAGCGGTATCTTCGTCGCTTGTCCGTTGACTGTGACCGCTTCATAATCGGTTACGCCTTGAACGCCGAGGACAATATTACTAATCTGTGCAACTGATACATACGGCTGCTTGAAGGCGATCGCCTTGAGATACTCCGTGATTGAAGCGGTTATGGCTGCCGTAATTGATGACTTGGTCGCTGTCGCTGTATGTGATACACCTGTGACCGTGATATTAATCGGAACAGCCGCGGCACTCACAACCGTACAATACGCTCCGACGGGTGCTTGTCCTGCTCCTATGCCCTTGCTGTCAGGGTCTATGTATTCTTGTACCCTCTTCACAAGAGTTGAGTCGGCGGGTTGCCTGTCGGAGTTAATTATGACCACCTTTACGGTATTGTTGCCGTTCCACAAGCCTATTACGTTCGCTTCGCCGACTCCTTCAACCTCTTTCGCCCACCTCTTATAGTGGTAGTCGTTGCCGCTTGTGGCGGGTTCCCTTAATTCTTCATAATACCGCTCTCTCAAGTCATCATCGCTTTCCTCGTTTTCGCCGTTAATTGCCGGCTCATCGTTGATAATTGAATTAATTCCCGGGATTGTAATCGGCATTTGCGTGATTGTACCCTTAGGCACATTACCAACCGCCCCTGTCTGCATACACTGAATACGCACCGTATCGCCCTTGGTTACGTCCTTCGTTTCAAGCGATTCATATTGTATGCCGCTTTCGGACTCGAACAGATCGCCTTGGTGTACCGTGCCGCTTCCATCAACAATCCGAATACTGCCGATAGCTTTCGTCGCTTTTCGCCGTTGCGTTCCCTTACGTTGGAAGGCGATACGGCTCAATTCTTCCCCTGTAAGGTTATCAACGTCTTGCTTTCTTTCGATTTCCTCGCACTTTTTCCATAACTCAAGCAAGGCGAACGCTTCGCCCCTCGTGAGGTCGTACGTCGGAAAGCCTTCAGTCTTCTGGTAGGCGTTGTCGATATTCTCAAGCATTGTATTGTGAATCTTATCAACACTATATTCCGAGTTCATAATCGATTCTCACCTCTTCCCCTGTATTAGTCACGACCGTAAAATAAAAAATCCCCGCATTGAAGTTCCAATCCTTCACAACCGCAACGCACGGGACTTTATTCATGATTCCTTCCGTGATTCTCCGTTTTACTTCTGATACTTGGTATGCTCTTGGCAACCGATAGCCGAGAAGGTGGCGAAGGTCGAGTCCGAAGGAATCGGAGTATATCATATATTTTTTTAGTTCTGTTCGTATAAACAGCTCAATCCATTGCTTAATGGCTTCTATTTGCGTATCTTCTACGTTTCTACCGTCCTTGAATATGAAGCGGTGAGTACGATAGTCGAACGCGAACGACCGCCCTACTTTGTGTTGCGAGTTGGTCGCGGTTGCTGTCGATTGGATTGAGTTTGTGAAGTTGTAATCCTTGGGAAACATTTAAACTCCTTCTTTTACGACATCAACAATAAAAAAATGTTGCTCGTTCTCGTCCGGAATAACAAGCACTTTATCGCCTGTTTTCCATAACTCATTGAGAACAATCTTTCCTTCTCCTTGTGCTGAATAGCTTGAATTACTCCCCGCCTGACAACCGTTATGTGTCATCTGCCCTGAATGTCTATACGCGTAAGTCGTAATGTGATGAAGAAGCGAGAAGCACACATACCCGTTTGAACTGTCAATCATAAACTTACCGTCCTTGATGGCTACCTTCCAAGGCGAAGTACTCACCACCTCACCGAGTACCGCCCCTATGCGTATCGGATTGGTTCGGCTCTTTAATTCCTTGGCAATCGTGCCGTGCCATTCTTCCATGTTCTCACCCCTTACGACATTCGTATAATCTTAGAAGGCGATTCGCCATTGTGCCATGCGTAATTCGCGTCACCGTAAAAAGTCGCATGCCCTTGGCTTGACGAGTTGCCGAAGCAACCGCCCGCACCGTCAGCAATAACTACATGCTGATTATCTCCGTATATGAGTAAATCGCCTTTCTTTGCGTATCCGTCGAACGATTCGACCTTGTATCCCGCCGCTTCCGCATGACTTGCTAGAACGTCCACATTATTCGTACCGATATCCGCTTCATGCTTTAGGAACGGATTGTAGTACGCCCCCGCCCTTACCGCTACATCAACGCAACCGTTATCAGTGTATACACTCTCGTACCCGTTTAGTGCGTTCATGCCCGCGTCTACCTGTGCTGCATTTGCCGTACTGCTTACCGCGTTCGGTGCTGCGGTTGTGGTTGTGGTTGTCGTGTACTTGCTTGTGTCAGGTTCTGGAACGACTCGCTGTAAGTCGAGTGTCATCGTGTGATTGACCCCGTAAGCATGTTTGCAATTGATTACAGTGAACTTGTCATGAATGTTCACCGTATTGTCATCAATAATGATGATTCTGCCGCTTCGTACTGTATCATCTCCAAGAAGTGTCACATTGAGTTTCTCGCCGACCTTGTTCAAGTCTTGTATGGTCTTCTTGGCAATCTGTGCCGTCTGTGCTTGTTTCTTGTCATCGACCTTCACTATCTTACGAATTAAGCCGTACTTCTTTACGCTCTCATCGTCCTGGATTGTCGACTTCACGGAAGCGGCTTTTTCCTTACTAGAGATAGCAACGATACTGTTCCTCATTTCTTCCATAGAAAGGTCGCGGGAATAATTGCTAATAGGGTCGGTAACAACGTCCTTCAAGACTAATTCTTTATAGTCCTCTACGTGAATTTTGCCGTCCCTGTATTCAAGCCGGTACTTGTTGCCAGTTTCGTCCGTAGCTTGCTTAATAATATCCTGTATGACTTCGCTCACGGGCTGACCTTGATAGACCTTTTTTATACTGGTCTTGATATCCGCCACATTTCCAAGCGGTACATCATTCTCACTGCATACTTTTTTAATTGCTTCCGTACCGCTTATGCCATTAAATTGAATTTCAATCTCTGACTTGTTCAAGTAGAAACAATAGTCAAAGCATGTATAACTGTACTTACTCGATCCGCTCTGTTTCTCGCTTACGATGATACCTTGAAACACGGGTACTTCTTCCGGTTCTTCGTCGAGTGTCATAGTCGCACTCTTGCGGTTATTACTCCGCTGATTACTGAACTCAACTTTCCCGCCAATCTTGAGCCGTTGCCCGCTCATGTTCACGTCGAAAGGGTTATCGACGAGGTCAAAGCTGAACTCTTGCCCCAGTGTGTCGATACTGTCGGAGCGTTGGTAATTGTTCGTATAAGCCGTAATCTCACGGGTTTCCGTCGTGTCCTTGCCGTCTTTATCCTTGTCAACGTTGGTGTATTGCAACTTCATCAGTGCATTACCCCCGTTTCCTTATTTTCGCCGCCTGTGGTCGACTGCGTCTGCGTTGAAGTGTTGGTATATACATACTCTTCAATACTGATTGTCGCTTTGATATCTCCCACTTTGTCGAGTGAATACGAAAGGTCATTGATGACGCAAGGCATGTTCAGTATCTCGTTGCCGTCGGATTGTATGATACATATCCGCATAACCGCTTTCATGGCTCTTTGTGCCTTGAAAAACTGTAAGCACGCTTGCCCGTCTGTGCCGTTGCCGCGGATAAAGGAATACGACTTATTGACGGGTAGCAAAATATTATCGAGTGTCAGCGACCTAAGCCCCATTGCTCCGATAAGTTTAATATCACCGCGTAAACCATTGAATGTTTCGTTGTTCTGCGGCTCGCTTATTGTCGGTAACGGGTTCGGAACAACGGGTAGCGTAATGTATTCATTCGTAAGTTCCGAATGGAATACAATATCTGTAGACGGCTTGCGTTCGGCGTAGTCCAGTATCTTGCCCACTAGTCCATGGCTAAGCTTATCGGCGTATTGTGTTGCTCTACTTATAGCCGTATGTTCAAGTTCCGCCTTCTTCGCCTGTAGGCGTTGAGTCATTATTTTTCTTGCATTGTCTGTAAAATTCATATCCTCACCGCCTACATATTATTCATAGCAAGCATGATTTTTTCCGTAATGTGCTTGCCGCATTCGTTCATGAACGCTTCGTTGCCGATAACATTACCCTGTATCGTCATGTTTACGGTTACACCGCCGTTACTGTTCGCAAGTTGCTTTAGGCTCTCGTCGTGCGGAATGACTTGTGATCCGTTCGGCAAGTTAATAATTTCACCGCGTTGGTTTTCGTTGACATAAGTCAAGCCGCCTTGCCAGTACTCCGTACCTGTTGCATTGCCGTTGCCGACCAACTTACCTACTGTGCCGTCGATAATCGCACTGCCCGTGTCGCGTATGCCCTGAATCGCATCAGCCGCCCATTGTAACTTGTCTTGTACCCAATTCAATACGCCTTCGGCAACGTTGCGAATGATATCAAAGTACCCCGTAAAGATTTGTACAAGACCGGAAAAAGCCAAATCCCAGTTGCCTGTAAATACCCCCGTCAGGAAGTCTGTAATCCCGTTGAATATTTGCGTAACGTCATCAAGTATAGGTCTGAGCGTTGTAATTATGTTCTCGTATAAGTCCGAGATTAAAGCAGATACGCGGTCAATAAACCCAGTAACGGCGTTCACAATGCCGTCCCATGTTTCAGATATAAATTCTGATACCGCCGTCCATACCTCTATTGCGACTTCTTTTATCTCTTCCCAGTGTGTTACGAGCAAGTAAATCCCGGCTACTACCGCCATAATTGCAATTAATATAGGGTTAGCCGCCATGACCGCCACGATAACGCGTACAACCTTGATTACGCTCATTAATCCACCCGCAATGCCTTTGATTATCGGCATGATTTTACTTATGCCATTGAAGGCAACAAAACCACCCGCAACCGCCTTGAGTACAGGAACGAGGAAGCCGAGGTTATCAGCACACCACCGTATCACCTTGCCGAGCGACGATATGACGAATTTTACTTCATTCATCGCACTAGATAAACCTTCTTGTATGCTGTCTTTATTCTCGTTAATGACTTCCGCTATCCATGTGAATGCACCACTGAACAACCCAAAAATATCTTGTATAACGGGTGCAATAATCGGCATTATCGTGCTTGCCATGTCAATAAATGCCTTCTGCATTGGTAGTAAGCCTTTGCCGATTGTCGCCATGAGTGCCGCCTGTTGGTTCTTCATTCGCTTAAGCTGTCCATCAGGCGTGTTCGCGAGTATCTCGTTCTGCTTGCTGAATGTGCCGTTTACAACTTCGTTGATAGTCGCAAGGCGTTCCGCTTCCGTGCCGTTCTTGATGATTAACTTTTGGGCTTCGGTAAGTGGTATTTTCATCTTGGTTAAGCCCGCAACGTCGCCGTTAAAGGCTCGCCCTATCGCTTGTGACGCAAGTTGAGCGTCCTCTGCCGTAGCGTTGATGCCGAACTTTCCCGCGACTAAGTTCGTAAGGGCTTCGGATAAGTCGTTGACCTTGTCCACGGGTACATTCCATTTATTTAATTCCGTGTATCCCGCTCGTATCGTTCCCGCCGAGATGACTCCGACTTTCCCCCATTGTGCTGCGTAATCGTTCAACTGCTTTTGAGCCGCGTCAATGGAAGCGGCTGACTTATCGTACAGGCTATTGTTATTGGCGATACTGTTACGGAGTACCGTCTGTGATAACTCTGCCGCCTTCGCTACGTCTAACGCCTTCTTGCCGTATTCGACAATCGCACCGACACCCGCAAACGCTCCGAGTCCTGTCATCGCAAGCCCCATTTTGCCGATACTGCCCGCAATGCCGAGGAATTTGTTATTAATTCCAGTGCCGAAGTTATTCAATCGGTTACGCATTGCCGTCAACTTCCGTTCCGTGTCCTTGGTTGTGTTGCCGACTTGCCGCATAGGTGCGGTAAATCTGTCTTTCAGTGAAAGAAGGACGTTAATACTCTTTGCCATTCATGCTCCTTTCTATATCTTCAATATCGAGTTCAAAGCAAGCGACGTAAAACGCTTTTTCCGTGGCTGTAAGTTCAAGCAATGAAGATATGGTATGACCCTTACGGATATAGTAACGGAACATTGATAACTCTCTGTCCCGCTTAATTACTTTTTTAACTCTTCCACCGGATTATTAATCCCGTACATGGATAAAATCGCTTCGCCGATTGTCGTAATGTCTTCTACGCTGTCATTCAAGACCTTGTACACAACGTCGGTGGGTTCGGCACATTCGTACTTAGCTTGCAATTCCTTGTTCTTAAACAAAGGCACGCAATTATAAATCAGCTGTACCATAGAATCCATGACCGCCGACAATGTCATGTCATCTTGCTTAATATCGTCCATGAGTCTAAGAACAGTCGGAAGCGGCTGTTTTACGATTGTGATTTCACCGCCTAAGCCTTTTACGTATACTTCTTTAGACTGGAAGCCTTCAGTCATCTTGCGGCTTAATAAGTCTTCAAGTTTGATTTTCTTCAATTCGGATCACCTCACAAAAGAAGCGGACGGGGTTGCCCCCGCCCTACTTAATTACAGAATATAGTCAAGATAGTTGTAATCCGCGAACTTAAACGGATAGGACTCTTCTTGAACTTTTTTGTTTTCGAATGAATGTGCCAATTCATCGAGCGTCACGCCTGTAAGCTCAATGCGTTCAGCACCGTTTACGTCCGGGTCGGTAATCTTCGATACAATCTTAATGTCCGGAACAGACCCGTTTTTGATTTTCCCCGCAATCTTTTGAGCGACGCGGCTATCAATCTTATGAAGTACGATTGTCCCTGCTCCTTCGAAGCCAACCAATCGCTGATGTACGCCCATCTCGCCGTTAATGTCTACCGCTTCATACTTAAGCGATATCTTCGCTTCGAAAGATTTAACGTTAGCGTACAATTCGCCATCAATCCATACTTTACCGAATTGACCGCGGAGAATTTGATTGTGAATTTCCTTGTTATTCGCCATGATTTACCCCCTATTCCATAGTAATCTGGAAGCTAAGGTCTTCCATTGCGTCCAAGATTTTAATTTTAGCTGCCAAAAATACTGTAGACTTGAAGCTCATCTTCTTGACCTTGTCTTCGTCCCAGTCCTCTGCCTCTGTCTTACCAACGGAAAGCCATGCGTCCCGCTGATTTTCAACGTCTACAAAGGCGTGATTGTCATATTCAGGGTCGAGAACTTCCCCGTTTACTACCTTAGTCAGCGACTTGAAGTACGAGTTAACCGCCGAGATGAACAAGTACTGATTATCGAGATGATTCTTGTATTTGCCTACGTAATACTCTTTGAAGGTTGTGTAAAGGTCTTCAAGCATTAAGTCCATAGACTCAACAATGATGATTTTCCGCATGTCTTCAGTATCCGTAGAAGTGAAGCTTGTGAGCGTATTCACGCCACGACCTACACGAACCACGTTATCTTCATCGTCATTGATGAGAAGAAGCCACCCTTCATCAGTCCACTTATTAGCGTCCTTTTCATTCGTAATAAACGAATTGTCTACATAGTCCAGGTCTTCCAATTCGTAATATGTGATACTACGGTTCATCGGAAGGTTTGCGAGAATCGACACGATACGCGGCAAGTAGTCCGTCATTTTTACGTTCGTCTTGCTGTCTGCGTCCGCTTCATGCACGTACTGCCCTTTCATGTTTACGACGTGTTTATCATCAGCCACCGTCACATTTGCGACTAAGCACTTGACCTTTCTACCCTTGCTGATGACATTACGGCTCTTGGTGTAGGAAACTAGATCCGTTTGCCATTCTGCGACCGTTGTGCAAGCCCAGTTGTATTTGATTCTGTCAATCACTTGCTTAATATCAGCAAATGCTGTCGTTTTAGTCGGTACGTGCAGCACAACGATTTTATTCACGTTCACATAAAAGCACCGCTTCAAGAGTTTAATCGTGTCCGCATTATACTTCTTATCCGTAACATCGGCTTCAAACTTGAATATGTCGTAACCGATTTCTGTTTGTTTATCGTCCTTCAAGATGATTAAAGCCGTTCCACGTTCGGAACGCTTTACGGCCGATACTGCTTTTTGTAAAAAGACAATATCGATATTAGGTAATCCGATTGCCATGTTTTACCCCTTTCATAATTAAAAAATACCCGTATATGACGGGTCTTAGTGGTCTTGCTGTCCGTTAACTTCGAGTTCTTCCATGTATTCGCCTTCGGGTTCGGGTCTGCGTTGCCATACGTCAACATTGAAGTTGACTATGTACGTCATATCGCCTTTATTAATCGTTTCAATGATATCGTCAGGCGTAAGGCTGTAGCCGTCCGTAATCGGCACGGGTGCCGCCAGTAATTCGCGTATCTTCTCCCGTGCTTCGAGTAGCCGAAGGTATCCGACTTCCCGCTTCTCATTAAAGTAGTATATGTACATATTCAACGAGTCGCCGCGGATTTCTTGGCCAATATCTTCATTGCGAAAGTCGACAATCTCAATGAAGAAGGAAGGACGCTCAAAGCCTTCTGATATATCCCTGTCGTTCACGTCGCACCCCAACAAGTCGCGGCACTGTACCGTAAACGCTCTTATAATGTCTACTGCTGTTATCATTAGCCAAGTCCTTTCTCATTCAACATTTTATCGATAAACTCTTCCGCAAGTTCATAGTATTCAGGCGGGAAGGAATTACGAGCCTTGCCCATGATGTTCTTCCCTCTTACGAACGCTTCGCCTGTATTACCTACAATCAACTTCGGCTTACCTTGTGCCTTGTGTCCAAGCATTACATGCCCGTGTTCGACCAACCATGCATGCGGTGCCGTGTTTTTTACACGTACTTGCCACTCATCTTTTCCGTACTTATAGGCTCTATCACGCTTTAGACCCTTGATAAGGTTCTTCGTTCCCGTTTTCGTTTCCTTCTTGTAAGCCGTTCTGGCTCTTGCCTTCAGCTTGTTCCCGGCTCGTTGCAAGAAGTTTTTAGTATCCTTTGGGAACTGGTTCGCCGCGAGGTCTAACAGGTCATGCGATAATTCGCTGAGTCCTTCGTACTGTACGTCGATACTCATATTACGACCTCTGTGAAGATTTCGAGCCGTTCATGATTGAGGTACGGGTCCATGATATAGAGTATGTTGTACCGCTTCCCGTCGATAATTAGCCACATATCAGGCGTAATATCATCACGATAGCGGCATACTATCTTATGCGTGGTCTTTGATAGTGTCGTATCGGCGGCACGTCCGTTGAGTAGGCTCCCCGTCTGTGGCAGCACTCCGCACCATACACGACCGACAACCGTATCTTCTATAGGGTACTGCCCCAGTTCGTTCATCGTCGTACTCTTACGGTTCGCGTGTATCTCTGCTTCATGCTGTAACAGGCTGCTCAATCTACCCTTGCGATACATGACTACACCCCTCAATCAGGTTCATCGAGTACTTATCAAGAATGGCTTGCGTAGTCGGATTTACGACTGCATTTTCCACCGCCGTGTATGTACGGTTGTCGTAGAACTCTGCACACAACGCAAGTACGGCAAGCGTCATATCCTCATATTCATCAAGAGCCTGTTCCGCAAGCCCTGTATACGAAGAACAATAGGCGATCGCCCCGCGTAAAGTCATATCAAGAATATTCGAAGTCGACGGCGATACGTCAGCACGTATAAAGCTTGCGACAGTATCCCTATTTAATTCGCTTACCTTCATACATGTCACCGCCTTTCATTGAAGCGGGGCATTGTCGCCCCGCCCAACTCGTTGTCATTACGCCATTTTAAGCACGGCAATTCGTTGCTGGTCAACGATTTTGCCGTCTACTTCTACATAACCGGCTACACCAACCGCATACTGCGTTGCGAAACGTTCTTGCAAGATTGTAATTTCAGCACTATCACCGCTGATTTTCGTCGCATAACCCATGAGGTCAGCGAATACAACTGCCGCTTTCTTCGTCGCTACTTCAGGCATGTTGTCGGATTCGAACACCGGTCGACCTAAGAGCGTATAGCCAAATGCACCCGTAATATCTTTATTGAGCAAGTATTGCCCCTGTCCGTCTTTCAGCTTCGCACACGCCGCGAACGTTTTCGGATTCATAATGAAGCAACCATTGCCGCGGTACTGTTGCGGCACTTTAAGCTGCAAGTCGATGAGGTCATCAGCGGTTACTGCTGTTGCACCGGCTGCCGTTACGACCTGCTTGCCGTTCAGCAAGCCTTCAATCTTGGTCGTGCCGTTAATCATTTCGCCTTCCAAGAATTGAGCAATAGAGTCAGCAACCTTCGTTACGACGTAATTCACAATATCGAAGCCCGCATTGTTGATTAAGGACTTGGAAACCTTCACAAGAACGCCCGCGATATTGCCTTTAAGCGTTACCGCCTTGAATTTGCCGCTTGTGGATTCAAGTTCTTGGAACTCAGCAACGTAATTGCAAGTTGTTTTAGTTGTGGATTCGTCATCAACAACAAAGACCAAGTCACCCTTTACGTCGTAAAAATCGGAGTTCTGAATAATCGGAGCAATGTTCTTGACCGTCTTGATAATTCTAGCCGCGATTGTCGAGGGAACAACGACCCCGTTATCACCCTTGCCAAGATTCACGTCCGAACGTGTTTCAACGTCATTGAAGGACGTTGCACCCGTACGCAAGAAGTTAGCAAATGCCCGTTCTTCAGCCTGTTCTTTTGCCTTGCCTGTTACTTCGGCTTTCTTATCTTCAGGCGTGTTCATCATCGAGCGTTCTCCCTTAGCGAGTTCCAAAGTCTTATCAATATTGGCAACTTCAGCCCGCAATTCTTCGAATTTCTTCGTCTCTTCTTCGTTCAATGCTCTTGTTTCAGTGTCAGCGACTTTGACCAACTCGTCCATTTGTGCAACCAAGTCGTTGCGTTTTTCGATTAATTTCTTAAAATTCATGTGTTTTTTCTCCTTTGAATACTAAAAAAAAAACGGTTGCAATGGCAACCGCTACTTCTTAAGTTTTTCAATCACTTCATGGAAGGCTTCATTTTTCGGCTTTTCGTCCTCTTGGCGTTCTTCAATATCGTACTGAACGACACCCAATGCCGAGTCATTCGCACGGCATTCCGTCAATTCTTCATCGTCGGCTCTGACTGCAATAGAAGTTGCGATATAAGCGGGATTGACGCTTAATATACTGACTTCACTCACGTCGATAGCCTTAAGCGTGCGGATTTCAGGCTCATTGTCTGCCTTTGTCCATTCATCTTCGAGTTTTCGGAACCCAAACGACCATCCTTTCAGCTGTCGTTCTTCGGCTAGTTTAACTACTTCCGTATCCGTTACCGTCGCTTTTGCGTATAAACCGATATTGTCTTCACGTAATTCGAGTGACCCGTCCTTCTGGTCGCCGAGTTTTCGCCCGTGATTAAAGCGTAATTCTACATTGTCATTGCGTTGTAATGCGGAATTAAACGCTCCCGTTGCAACCCTCTCTAAGAATTGCCCGCGAACGTCTCTAATCGGCTTACTCAAGCGTTCCGTAACATTTACGTACCCTTCAATGTTAACCGCTCCGTTACGTACTTCAATCTTCATTGTTATCACCCCCTTTCTGCGGCTTCAGGTCGTTCAAGTCGCTTAATATACCCGTGTTCGGCGTGTATACCTTCTTATCTTTGGGGTAATAGAATACATTAGCAAGGTTCATGCTGACGAAATCAATGCCCATAGGCGACAAGTCTTCACGTTGCCTAATCTCATCGGCACTAATCCAGTTACTGTCGAGGGCCGTCTTGTAGGCATTGAAGCGTGTAAGCATGTCCGCTTTCTGCAAGTCGTTCATATCCAAACTGAAATAATACGTGCCTTTTTCGTCTTCCAGTAGCAACGCTCTGTTTATTGATTCCGTGAAGCAGTTAACAATCGGCATGACGGTTGTCTTAATAAAGATATTAAATGCCTTTTCATTCGTGAACGTGTCAGCCGTAAAGCCGAATAGCTTATATACTAAGTCCGCATTGGTCTGTTTCGACTCATTCAATTGATTTTCTACCGCGGTACTGTCCGCGGATTCAAATGTAATGCCCTTATTCAAGACGATAACGTCGCTCTGTCCGAGTTTTGATGTCATATACCGCCATGCCCGTTTCAACGCTTCAAGAGCCTTGACGGTTAGCCGTCCTTCTGACTTCAAAAAGCCTTTGCGGACTCCCTTGCTGATGACTCCGTTCTCATAGACCAGTGCATTATACATGCTTGATATCTGCATACTATTATCATCGAGCAGTCCGCGACCTCGTACCCCGTCGGTTGAATTTCGTACCGCCCGTACAAGGTTGAAGTCATCGTATCGTTGCCCGTCGATTAAGTACGATACTTGCCGATTGATTAGCCTGCCGTTATCAATGACAGCCACTCTGTAATTCGGCACGTACTGCAATGACTCAGCTTTATTCCCGTTCTTGCCTATATAGCAATAGCAAGACCCTTCCATGATTAAGTCATTCAACATGGATTGTTTGGTCTCGAACGCCCCGAGAACAGCGTTTGTTTCCACATTCAGAAGTTTTATGCGAGGGTCGTCGGATACTTCGGTGATCTGCTTTCCTTCTCGTCTGTACAGCTTGATAGGAATGCCCGCGATTATCCCACTGATTAAGAACAAAGCACTCGCAACAGCGGGAACGGATAACGCCTGTTGCCGTGTCACTCTCGTATTCTGGTCATACGACGGTAAACTCAAGTCGATATCTTCGGCCGTGTCAATAAATGCGTTATCTTCGGACCTTTGCTCCGTTCCGAAGAAGTTTTTTACAATATTCAAAGGATTTCACCCCCTTTCTAAATTTGTACTACCCAATCAAGCGTATTATTCAGCATGTAATTCTGATGAAGTAAAAACATGGCGTTAATGCCCGCCACAACCATATCCACTTTGCCGTGGGATTTCTTCTTGTTTACGTACCGATTCATGTTCGTATCGTACACACAGCGGGAATTTTCGAAGTTGATTTCAAGCAGTTTATTATGTTTGTCGTACTCAAGGTTGCCTTCGGCGATTAATTCGGCAAGCCACTTTGTTGCGGGGTGTAATACGCTTGAGTGCTGTTTAATCTCAATCATTGTATGTCCCGCTCCTTCAAGCTTCTGTGCGGTTGATAAAGCGTTGTACCGGTCATAACCAATCCCCATTACCGTTACTCCGCACTTCTGTTCAATCTCCAGTATGTAGCGTTCAATCGTTCCGTAGTCTACAGTACGATTACCACATGGAATACAGAACCCCGTATTAATGAAATCGCGATACGGAATTCGTTCGAGTTTTGACTTCTCATCGATTCTATCTTCAGGAATAAAGGCAACTGAATCCATATAAACTTTGCCTTCGTCTTCGTCATAAGCAACCATGTCAACAGCACAGTTGTCGGTTGTCATAGCAAGGTCGACTCCCAAGAACACTTCGCGACCGTTCCAGTCGATACCGTCAACCGCTCCTTTTTGTAAGTCGGCAATATTGACGTAGGACTCTGACCCCGCCCCGCTGTAGATGATATTACAGTGCTTCGTGATGAAGTTTTCTCGCTTGCTTTCAATCTCAATCGCTACTTGCCGCTTGGCTTTAAGGTCGTCCATAATCTCCGGCACTTCCAAGGCTAACGGGTTCGCCTGTTCAAGAACTTCGTTATTCGTCGCCCAGCCTTTCGTATCATCAGGCTCGTAAAGCAAGGCGAAAACCTTGTCATCATCAACAGCACCGTTCAAGACACGCTTTGAATAATCAACTTCATCTTCAAATGGATTATTGAGCGTCGGATACTTGGTTGAGATGATAAAGCCAAGTTTATTCAGTATCGTCAACTGCCCGCTTCGCATGGCTTCAATAGCATATGTGTTCGGCAACGCTCCTGTTTCGTCCACTAAGAACACGCTAGGAAGCTTCCCGTCCAATCTACCAGTTGAATAATTGAGCGGTGTGTATCGGTTCTCTGTAATATTGCAGTGAATGTAATCACGAAGTATCTTGAACTTTTCCTTTCCGTTCATCTTACCTAGCATTGCCGGACTACTCCGCAGTATCTCTTCTATAGCCGTCTTGATTTCTCGTGACAGACTGCCGTCAGGTGCGACGGAATAGAATTTCGAGAACTTGGGTTCTATAAAAAATAGCAAAATAAAAAGAACGGCGATAATGAAGGTCTTACCGTTCTTTCGGCAAATCTCCAGTATGGCGTTTTCATATCTTCGCTTTTCCGTGTTCTCTCTTTCAACCGTGCATAGAATGGCAATAATAAAAAACCACTGAAAGCCCGCCAACGAATCATGCACCGTGCTGTTAGCTTTTAACCCTTTCGGCATTATCATCAGCTTGAGCAATTCGCCAATCGTTCGTACTTTGTTCTCATCGATTTTATAGGTCTTGTCCTTGTCGTTCGCAATCTTTAAGAACTCTTTCACCTGTATCTTTACGTATTTCGGTGCGTTTATACTCCCTTCAGCGACTTCCATTGCGTATACGTATGCTGGGTGTTTCTTATTCATGCGCTTCACCCTTCAGTACATTCATTAACGGATCCGTTTCTTCTTTCTTCTTATTCGCAATCAACGCCCCCATTTTAGCCCGACTCTGTGGCGATAAGCACAACGCGTCGCATAACTTCAGATACGTCCGTGTGAGTCGCTCCATGTTCTGTGTAAACATACCGTCAAGAGCAAGCGACGGATTGCCCGCCACCGTCTTATTCGAGTTATTCAGCATATCAATAACAACGCTCGCTTGTGTAATCGTTACTGTATCGAGCGTACTCAAGACATTCGCTTTACGTAGCACTTCCGTAATAAAATTAAAGACTTCAAGCTGTGCTTCATTCAGGTAGGACGGTGCGACGATTTCCGCATTATCAGTAAATGCGTTTTCTACCGCAAGCCGTGTTGCTTTCTCTTCCTTGGTTAAATGTTTCTTCGTTACTTTAGCACTCGTTGCCCGTGGCATTTTCTTCACCGTCCTTTTTTGCGTGCGTGAGACCCTAGGGAAAATTGTATAAAATGAGGT